GGGTTTGGTTTTCTTTTGTTCCCGAACTCTCCCCAGAGCTGGTTATATTTTACCCAGCTGCTGCTCCAGTAGCCAAACATTTCAAATTTGTACCTGGCTAAACTATCGACAGCCTTGTCGTAGGCTTCGTTCATTTTTTGTTCTAAGATCTCGTTTTTATCCATTAAGCTACCTCCTTTAATTCGCTCTCTGAAACAATACCCCAAATATTTATTTTAGGGTTATCAGTTTTAATTTTGTATTGATTAAAACAGACTCCTACTTCTTCAACAGTGCATAAAATATTTTCGTGTAAAAAAGTATCGATATAAACTTTATCTCCTACCTTAAATTTGTAGTTAGTTTTTGATTTTCCTAATGATTTATGAAAACTAGGGTTATTATTGACGTAAGATAATTTAGACACTAAGCCACCTCCTTTTTTAATTTTTTGTATGGATCTTTGTTAAAGACAAAATCGTTTGCTTCTGCAACATCCATGACCATCGCATCTAATGGATAGACTCGCTGCTCTTTTCTTCCAAACTCGAAGAACTCTCTGTCTACGATGTTGAACTCCTGGTCAATCCAGTAGACTCCGTTATCGTAGTTATCACAGTCTAATCTTTCGACTATATCAACCCCGACACTCAAGCCGCCAGGGAAGTAGTTACAGATGATTTGAACCAACCTAGCGACTCCGTAGCTCCCGCCTCTGATTTCCTGGTCTTTGGCATATTGAAGAAAACCTTCAACACTATCTCGACCACCATTCCAATGTAAGTAAATACCGACTGATTTTTTGTCTTTTTTACCTTCTTTTACAAAAGCTAATACAGCTCTATTTCCCATTTTTGCTACCTCCGTTTTTATTTTTATTTAACATCTATTATGAATGTAGCGATTAATGCTATATTGTCAATACCCTGGGTAAAAAAAATATAAAAAAAGTTGAAATAAAAAAATTAATATAGATATTTATGCTATGAAATTAGAACAATACAGAGTTAAAAACAATTTAACATTCGGAAAACTGGCTGATTTGCTGGGTTTTTCCAATCATTCCAATCCCGCAAGGCTCGTTCAACGATGGTGTCAAGGTTATATTCCATCATCAACAAATATAAAAAAGATCGTGAGTGCTACCAATGGACAAGTCAAAGTTACTGATTTCTTCCAAGAGTAATCCTGATTTATTAATCTTTCGATGGAAAGATCCCCAGGAAGATGAAACAGGGTGGAAAGATTTTCCTTTAAGTTTTATAGGACTTGCCAAGTGTTTCTCTGTTGGCTGGGTTATTGGTGAAGATCATGAGTGCTATGTTTTAGCAGCCGATTTGATTGTCAATGATGATAATGAAATCACTGACACCGGAAGAAGGCAGAGCATTTATAAGGCAAAATTAAACGTATTCTGGAGGGTGAAATTTAATATTTATGATAAAAAAATGGAAGCTATTAAAAATTGTAAACCAATCAAAGCAGTTAAATGATGCAGCCAGGAGAGTAATGTTTTTCCTTTTGGATAGAGCTAATAACAAAACGGGTAAGCTCTTTCCGAGTCATGCCAGGTTAGCTGATGATACTGGATTACACGCCAGGAGTGTCACCAGGGGAATTAATGACCTGATTAAACATGGTTTTTTAAAGAAATTAAAGAGAGGTTATACAGGCAGAGCTACTGAATATGAAATTATTTATGATGTAACAGTAGACAGATTTGTCCAAAGTAGTAGACAGATTTGTCCAAAACAGTGGACAGATTTGTCTGACCAATTAACTAATGAATTAACTAATGAATTAACTAATAAGGAACACAAGCCAGATATGTCTACCACTAACAAAAAAGATGAAGTAAAAAATATATTACATAATCTCACTAAGAATTTTAAGATTGAATACAGGAATGTTGCTGATGGAAATAAAAAGAAATATTTAGATCCAGAAAGTATTAGACAACGAATGGTACAAAAGACGGGAGATTATCAAGCATCATTTAAATGGAAAGAAATGTATCTTAATCCTAAAACAAGTGAACAAGCATGGAATTATGCTGTTCATTTGGGTATAGTGAAGGAATTTAAGAAGAAAAGATAATGGTTGGTAGACCAAGTAAAAAAATATACTGTGAAGCTAAAAGAAAATATGATGGGAAACAGTGCCAGGCTAAAGGTATTCTTTGTAGAAATGGAAGATATATTTGTCGGTATCATGGTGGACTATCAAACGGAGCTACGACAGAGGAAGGAAAGTTAAAGGCATATAGAAACCTATTGCCATTTAAAAATAAAACAGATGAAGAAATCAAAAAGCACATTAGACAAAATACTCCAAAGACTAGAGCTTGGTGAAACTTTAGTTTCTATTTGTCGTGAAAAAGATATGCCAGGTCAATCTACTGTGAACACCTGGATGAGAGAAGATGAGAAGTTTCGTAACAAGATATTAGATGCGAGAAGGATGGGAGCGATGGTCTGGCTGGATAAGTGCCAGGAGCTGCTCGATCAAGAGGTAGAGCCACAGAAGGTACAATGGTATAGAGAAAAGCTCCATCATGCCAGGTGGTTAGTGTCTAAGCTGGTAAATGTTTTCGGAGATAAGCAGACTGTTGTTAATGAGGGAGAGCCAGTGATCCAGGTTGTTTGGAAGGAAGATCCCAGCACAGCAGATAAACAAGCAGATCTCGCACACACGACAAGAAGTTCTGAGGATAATGAAAAAACCCAGCACTAGATATAGTAGTCAAGAATGTCGCAGTCTAAAAAACCTTGATAAATATAGAACTATTTGTTGCATAATATGTATTAGAGGACTTATATAAAAAAAATCTCAGAAATAATGAACAAAATACGAACAAAAAATTTTTTGATACCCCGAAAAACTGGGTTGCGTCTGAGTATATATAATACATGGGAGATCAAGACACTTGAACAAAGACAGTTTAATAACAGCTAAAATAGTCATCAACAGTAAAACAAAAGAAGTATCTATTGTTATTGGTAAATTTGACGATGAGCATTCAATGGTGAAAGCAGCCAGAGAATTGTGCGAATATCTAGCAATAGATTTTAATGATGAACTATTAGCCTTAACGGAAACGATACATTGAAAACAATAGAGATACCTTATACCCCTAGACCACAACAACAGAAGTTACATGGTGAATTAAGTAAATACAGATTTGCTGTAATCGTCATGCATCGTAGAGGTGGTAAGACAGTCATGTCTATCAACCACCTGATTAAATCGGCTCTCACGAGCAAAAAAAAGGCATTTAGAGGTGCATTCTTTGCTCCTACGAGAGTCCAGGCTAAATTGATTGCATGGGATTATTTAAAACATTATTCCCGTAAAATACCTGGGATGAAGTTTAATGAAACAGAATTAAGAGCTGATTTCCCTACAGGAGCAAGAGTATCTTTGTTTGGTAGTGAAAATCCAGACTCTGCTCGTGGTCAATACTTTGATGAGATCTTTTGTGATGAATATGCTCAAATGGATGAAAGACTATTTCCAGAGATCTTAAGACCAGCTGTTGCAGACCGCCTAGGAAATATTTATTTCATCGGAACTCCTCAAGGAATGAATAGTTTCTATGATTTGTATGAGAAGGCTAAAGGAGATGCAGCCTGGCTAACAGTTATTCATAAAGCTAGTGAAACAGGATTAGTACCTAAAGAAGAATTAGAAGAAGCAAGGAAACTGATGACCGAGGATCAGTATCAACAGGAATTTGAATGTTCCTGGACAGCCAATGTAAGCGGTGCGGTGTATGGTAAGATTATTGAAAAGATGGAAAATAAAAACCAGATTGGTAAATTTCCCTTTGATCCAGGCTATCCTGTAGATGTTTATTTTGATTTAGGTATATCAGATGATACCAGTTTATTATTTATACAGCCTATTGATAGAGCAATAATAGTATTTGATTGTTATAGCAATAATAACAAAAGCCTAGATCACTATGCAGACTATATCCGACAAACAGGCTACCCTATTAGAAATTTTGTATTTCCACACGATATAGAACATAGAGAGATGTCTACTGGACATTCTAGAAAAGAGTATGCCTATAGTATGGGAATGCGACCACTACGAGTCTGTCCAAAGCTACCGATTGAAGATGGTATCCATGCTGGACAACTCTTGCTAAATCGCACATATATTGATAGAGATAACTGTAAACCATTCTTGGATGCGATGAGATGGTATCATCGTAAGTGGTTAGATAAATTAAAAACTTATTCCAAACCGATCCATGACTGGTCAAGTCACTATTGTGATGCCTGGCGAACAGCCGCTGTTGCAATTAGAGATTTGGATTTTAACAACACTGCTCCAATGCAGAAATATGCAGAGGGGTTAAACTACGATCCACTAGGGAGGGATTGATAATGGGATTTTTAAGACCAAAGACACCAGCTCCGCCACCACCTCCAGCTCCGCTGCCTGAAGTACCAGCAGCTACCGCTGCCGAGTTACCAGCTGAGTCTACAGAAATGATTAAACAAACAATGAAGAAGAAAAGAGCTGGGTATACCAAAACTATTTTAACTTCTAAAAAAGGCGTGGAAGAAGATCCACAAGTTTACAAGAAAACTTTATTAGGTGGTTAAATGAGTTCAGAAGCAGCAACAAAATCTAGAGAGCAAAAAAGAGCAGCATCGACTCAAGAGCTGATGTCAAACATCATGAGTCCAGGTGCGGGTGAAATTTCTAAAAAACGAGAGAAAGAATTACAAGATGCTATTAACAGAGGTAGGGGTGTAGAGTTTCTACCAGGTAAAGCTCCAGTCGTAGAAGGTTTGACTCAAAAAGATGGTAAAGCAGTTTTTAATACAAACGCTAAAGCAACAGATTATACAGGAAGAATTGTTTCACCAGCTCCTACATTTGGAGAAATGATGGGTGATATTTCTAGAGCTGTTGTTGGCGGTCAAGCAAAGACACCATCCTATTTAAGAAAGCCTATTATTAATGCTGATGGAACAGTAGCGAAAAATTATATGCAATATGCATCAAAGCCAGAAAAGGTAACAGGAATAATTCCAGCAATAGGAAAAAAGGCTGTAAGTGTTGCTAGTGAAGGTGGTTTAGTCGGAATGGCATATAATGCAATCTTAGGAAAAGATCAATTAAATGCAGCAGAAAGAAAACGAGAGAGATATAAAAAAATGTCTAATGCAGAAAAACTAGCTGCGGGTGCAAAAGAATACGCAACATTATTAGGTGGTCAAAGAAATCAGAAAGGTGGATTGATTAAATAATGCAAGGCAAAGATTTAAAAAGCCAGTTCAGTCAATTAAAAACGAAAAGACAAAACTGGGAAAGTCATTGGCAAGAAGTCGCTGATTACTGTTTACCTAGACGAGCTGATGTCACTACCACCAGATCTAGGGGTGATAAAAGAACGGAAAGAATTTTTGATGGCACAGCTTTACATAGTCTAGAACTACTAGCTTCCTCCCTACATGGAATGCTGACCAATGCTGCTACTCCCTGGTTCTCCATGAGATTTAAAGATGAGATGATCTCTAGTGTAGAACAAAACAAAGAATGGTTAGAGTCATGTACTGATACCATGTATATGGCATTAGATAGATCTAACTTCCAACAAGAGATCCATGAATTATATACAGACATGGTAGCTTTTGGTACTGGCTGTATGATGATTGAAGATGATGAAAAAGATTTTATAAGATTTTCAACCAGGCATATTAAAGAAATTTATATCCAGGAAAATAACAAAGGTGTTGTTGATACAATTCATCGTGAATTAAAAATGTCTGCCAGAGCTGCGTACCAGCAGTTTGGAGATAAGTTACCAAAAAGAATAATGAAGATTGTTCAAACAGCTCCACATGATGATGTCACGATTTATCACTGTGTAAAGCCAAACGATGATTTAAATCCTTATAAGCTAGATAATAAATCAATGGCATACAGTTCATTGTACTATGATGAAGATGGAACGATTATTAATGTTTCTGGATTTATGGAGTTTCCTTTTGTTGTACCGAGATGGTTAAAATCAAGTAATGAGATTTATGGTAGATCACCATCAATGACAGCTCTTGCTGATATTAAGATGATTAACAAGATGGCAGAAACAACAATTAAGGCTGCACAAAAAATGGTAGATCCACCATTACTGGTTCCCGATGACTCTTTTGTTTTACCCGTAAGAACACAACCAGGTGGATTAAACTTCTATCGTAGTGGTTCAAGAGATACGATTACACCATTAAACATTGGTGCAAATACACCATTAGGTTTAAATATTGAAGAACAAAGAAGAACAGCTATTAAACAAGCATACTATGTCGATCAGTTATTGATGTCACAAAACATTCAGATGACTGCTACAGAAGTAATGCAGCGTAACGAAGAAAAGATGAGATTGTTAGCTCCCGTACTCGGTAGACTACAATCAGAAATGTTACAGCCTTTGATTAATAGAACTTTTAATATTCTACTAAGGAAAGGAATATTACCTCCAGCTCCAGAAGAACTCCAAGGTCAAACCATTGATATCGAATATGTATCACCATTGGCAAGATCTCAGAAACAAGGAGATGTCCAGGCAATACTTCGTACCTTAGAGATTATCACTCCGATGTCACAGATGAGTCCAGTAATGGATTTCATTGATAGTGACCGCATGGTAAATCACCTGGCTAAAGTTTTAGGTGTACCATCGAAAGTGATACGATCAGTGGATGAAGTCCAGGCTATCCGACAGCAAAGAGCTGCAGCTCAACAACAAGCAGCACAACAGCAACAGGATATGCAACTAGCTGAAGCTGGTGGAAAAGTAGCACCATTGGTGAAGGAACTACAGCGTGGATAAAAAAACACTCGAAGATCTTTTTCAAAACTATAGAACAACTTTTGGTACTGTCCAAGGACAGAAAGTTTTAGAAGATCTAGAAAATAGACTCCACCAAAATACAACTACATTTTCCAAAGACTCATTAGAGATGGCATATCTTGAAGGACAAAGATCTGTTTTACTAATGATTAAAAATATAATTAAGGAGAAAACGAAAAAATGAGTGAAGAACAGACAACTGCTGTTGAACAGCAATCTGAAGTAACACAAGAAACACAAGCGGCAGATCCTGGCGTAACTTTCTTAGATCAGTTACCAGAGGATTTACGAGGAGAGCCATCATTAAAAAATTTTACTAATGTTGGTGATTTAGCAAAGAGTTTAGTCCATGCACAGAAAATGATTGGCATGGATAAAATTCCAGTGCCTGGCAAACATTCAACTCAAGATGATTGGAATGTTATTTATTCTAAATTAGGTAGACCAGAAACACCGAATGATTATCAGTTTGAAACAAAACTAGATGCAAATGATCCTGGATTACAACAGTTTAAAGAAGTAGCACATTCGATTGGATTAAATGCAGACCAGGCAAGTAAGATATTAAACTTTTATGGTGAATTATCTGAAAGTGGACAGCAAACATTAGCTGCACAACAACAGCAAGTAAGAGAACAATCTGAGTCTGATTTAAGAAAAGATTGGGGTTTAGCTTTTGATAAGAAGATCCAACAAGCGGATAATGTCTTTCAAAAATTTTTCCCTAATGAAATGAAAGAAGTTAGATTAGAGAATGGTAATCTCTTAGGTAATGATCCTCAGTTCATTAAAGCATTAGCTGGGTTAGCAGAAAACTTTTCTGAAGATAATATGACTGCAGAAAATGATTTGACAATGACTCCAGATGATGCTCAAAGAGAGATAGAAAAATTAACAGCTCCTAATACTCCGTACTGGGATAAGAAACATCCTGGACATCAGGCAGCTGTTGAAGAAGTTTTCATGCTCCAGAATATGAAGCATGGGATAGCTCCAGAACAATCCGAATAGGACTCTGGTGACATTAGGAAAGACTGACATCTATCAGATGTAAAATGAAGATAAAACTCGAAAGAGATAATTTATCGAAGAAAGTAATAACAACAACAAATAAGAAAGGAACAGACAAAAATGTCTACACAAATAACTACAGCATTTGTAGAACAGTATAGTAACAACGTATCTATGCTTTCACAGCAAATGGGTTCTTTACTTAGAAACGCTGTTGATGTTGAAACAATCAAAGGTAAGAATGCTTTCTTCGAACAGATTGGTGCAGTCACAGCTCAAGTAAGATCCACACGACACGCTTCGACACCACAAATTGATACGCCTCACTCTCGCAGACGAGTTTCACTCGCTGACTACGAGTGGGCTGATCTGATTGACGATCTTGACAAAGTAAGAATGTTAATTGATCCAACTTCTTCTTACGCTAAAGCAGCAGCAGCAGCGATGGGTAGAGCGATGGATGATGTTATCATTACTGCTCTTGGCGGATCAGCAGACACTGGTGTTGCTGGTGGTACTGCAGTAGCTTTACCAGCTGGACAGAAGCCTTTTTCAGCTTCTCAGACAGATGGTTTAACAATCGCTAAGCTATTAGAAGCAAAATATCTTTTAGATAATGCGGATGTAGATCCTTCATTAAAGAGATATTTCCTATGCTCACCAAAGCAGATCCAAGACTTATTAGCTACAACTGAAGTTAAGTCATCTGACTTCAACACAGTTAAAGCTCTTGCTCAAGGTTCAGTAAACTCATTCTTAGGATTTGAGTTCATTCCTTCAACAAGATTAAGTTTTGATGCTACAAACACAGACGATAGACTTTGCTACGCATTTACCGAAGATGCAATTAAACTTGCTATTGGTAAAGACGTAACAGCTCGTATTGATGAAAGAGCTGACAAGTCTTATGCTACTCAGGTCTACTATTCTATGGCAATCGGTGCAACTAGAATGGAAGAAGAAAAAGTAGTAGAAGTCGCTTGTGACGAGTAATCTACTTAACCAGGGGGAGCTTTGCTCCCCTTGCTAGAAAGGATTAACGATGCCAGGTAAAGGTTTATATTACAATATCAACAAAAGAAAAAAGGCGGGTACTTCTCGACCAAAGTCAAAATCAACTATTTCTGATGAAGCCTATGCAAATATGAAAGCTGGATTTCCTAAGAAAAAGAAAAAAACTATGATAGGGTAGCTTATGCCTTTAAAGAAATATCAAAACAAAAGTGGTGGATTAAACCAGGCTGGTAGAGATTACTACAAAAGAACAGAAGGTAGTAACTTAAAACGACCAGTGAAGTCGGGAACAAATCCACGCAGAGTATCTTTTGCTGCTCGTTTTGCTGGAATGCAAGGTGGAATGAAAAAACCTAATGGAGAACCAACAAGACTAGCATTAGCATTAAGAGCCTGGGGTTTTGGTAGTAAAGAAGCAGCAAGAAAATTTGCTAACAATAATAAAAAATCAAATAGAAAGACAATGATAGGATGACATCTGTAGTAGAAATTTGTAATTCAGCTCTCAATATTTTAGGTGCGAATAATATTACTGCCTTAACAGAGGATAGTAAGAATGCGAGATTATGTAATCAACGATATGAACCATTAAGAGATGCAGTCTTTAGAGAGCATACCTGGAATTGTTTAGTTAAAAGAGTTCAACTAGCTCAAGATACAGCTAGTCCAACACACGAATATACATATCAATATCAACTGCCTAGTGATTGTATTAGGGTTTTGTCGCTAGGCGGTTATCATGATGGATCATCATCTAATGTCGATGGTGGTCAAAAATTTAAAGTAGAAGGTAGAAAAATATTAACCGATGAAGATACTGTTTATTTAATCTACTCAGCCAGGATTGCTGATCCTACCCAATACGATAGCTTATTAATTGAGTCTATTGTGGCAAGATTAGCTGCTGAGTTATGTTATGCGATTACCAGTTCAACCAGTTTAGCTGTAGCTCTGAAACAAGATTACGCAGAAAAATTAAGATTAGCTAGACACGCAGACGCAACCGAAGGAACACCAGACTATATAGACAGTTCAACATTTATTAATTCGAGGTTTTAAATGCCAAGACAAACTGTTGCTTATACCAACTTTACCGCTGGTCAATTATCACCTAGATTAGATGGAAGAACAGATTTAACGAAATACTATAATGGTGCAAAAACCATTAGTAATTTTACTATCCAACCACATGGTGGTGCAAGTCGTAGACCAGGTACAGCATTTGTTCATGAAGTAAAAGATAGCTCAACCGCTGTTAGATTAATCCCTTTTGAATTTTCAACAGTTCAAACTTATGTCTTAGAGTTTGGAGATCAATATATTCGTTTCTTTAAAGACAAAGGTATTATTACAGAAACAGCTAAGACAATAACGAACATCAGCCAAGCTAATCCAGCAGTAGTAACTTCTACCGCACATGGGTATACCAATGGGGATCATGTTATTATTAGTTCAGTTACAGGAATGGTGGAAGTCAATGGAAAGACTTTTAAAGTCGCTAACGCAACCGCCAATACATTTGAGTTACAGGATGTTGATGGGAACAATATCGACTCTAGCAGCTATACTGCCTATGCTTCTGGTGGTAGTGCTTTTAGAATTTATGAAATAACATCCCCTTATGCAGCAGCTGATGTTGCACAACTCAAGTTCGCACAGTCCGCAGATATCATGTATATCTGTCATCCCGATTATGCAGTGAGAAAATTATCAAGAACAGGACATACATCCTGGACATTAAATGAAGTAGAATTTAATATTCCTCCATTCCAGGCACATAATGATACAACTACAACTTTAACATCATCTCATACGGGTGCTGGAGCTACAGCGACTATTACTGCATCTTCAACAACAGGGATCAATGGTGGTGATGGGTTTAAATCAACGGATGTAGGGAGAGCTATCCACATGAAAGATGGTCATCTCATCATAACTTCTTTTACATCAACGACTCAAGTAGTCGGAACAATCAAAGTAGATTTAGGATCAGCAACAGCCACTACAGATTTTGCTTTAGGATCATTCTCAGATACAACTGGTCATCCATCTAGTGTTACTTTCTTTGAACAACGATTAGTATTTGCGGGTACAAACGAAGAACCACAAACATTATTTTTTTCAAAAGTAAACGAATATGAAAATTTTGATGATGGATATCACACAAGTGTTACTGATACTTCAGCGATGATTTATACAATCGCATCAAATAAAGTAAACAGTATTAGATTTTTATCTGCACAAAGATCATTGATTGCGGGAACAGTCGGTGGTGAGTTTGTGGTATCTGCATCAGGTACAACTCAACCAATTACACCAACTAATATACAAATTCAAAGACAAACATCTTATGGATCAGCTAATGTCGATGCGATCCAGGTAGCAAACGTCACCATGTTTTTACAAAGAGCAAAAAGAAAAATTAGAGAATTAACTTATAGTTTTGATTTTGACTCTTATGTCGCTCCCGATATGACTATCCTGGCAGAGAATATTACTGAGTCGGGTATTAAAGAATTATCCTATCAACAAGAACCAGAAAGTATTTTATGGGGTGTAAGAGAAGATGGTAAGTTAGTCGGTCTTACTTATCAAAGAGCAGAGGATGTCGTAGGATGGCATATTCATGAAATAGGTGGATCATTTGGATCAGATAGTTTTGGTCATGTAGAAAACCTGGCAACAATACCAGGGGATGCAGATGAAGATGATTTATATATGGTAGTCAAAAGAAATATTAATGGATCTACCAGGCGTTATGTTGAATATTTACAAAATTATGATTATGGAACAAATATTGCAGATGCTTTCTTTGTTGATAGTGGATTACAATATAACGGATCAGCAACTAATACTATTTCTGGATTAGATCATCTAGAAGGGGAAACAGTCGCTATCCTGGCTGATGGTGCAACACATCCAAACAAAACTGTAACTAATGGAGTAGTGAGCCTGGATCGTAATGTAACTAAAGCTAGTATTGGTTTAGGTTATACCAGTATTTTACAAACAATGCGTATTGAAGCGGGAGCTGCAGAAGGTGTTGCTCAAGGTCAAACAAAACGTATTCACGATGTCACGATAAGATTACTTAATTCTGTAGGTGTAGAAATAGGATCTGATTTAGAAAATATGGAAAGAATACCATTTAGATCTAGTGCTAACCTAATGGATATTGCAATACCACCATTTAGTGGTGATAAACAAGTAGAGTTTAGAGGAGATTTTGAAACCGATGGATATATTTATGTAAGGCAAACACAGCCTTTACCAATTAATATTATTGGCATATATCCAAGAGTTACAACAAATGAAGGGTAATTTATCAATCATACCTTTCAAAACGGAACATGGTTTGATGATGACAAGAGGTATTATGAATGATCCTACTGTCCAGATAGATAAAAGCTGGGAGGAACATTTACATAACCTGGAACAACCAGGCAAAGCCTTTACCGCTGTTCACGATGGTGATTGTATTGTAGCGGGTGGGATTACTTTGTTATGGGAAGGAGTTTATGAAGGATGGGTGATTGCATCCAATAAGATTTGGGATCATCCATTAGCAGCAGCAAGAGCTGTAAAGAAGGGATTAGAACAGTTGATTGAACAAAACAAAGTAGTAAGATTGCAGACAGCTGTTAAGCAAGACTTTAAACTTGGTCATCGTTTTGCTCAATGGTTAGGTTTAAAAAATGAGGGAACTATGAAAAAATATGTTTCAAATCAAGATCATATAAGGTATGCAAGGATAATAGAATGGGATTACCAGCAGTAATAGCAGCTTCAACAGCAGTCGGTGCAGTAGCCAGTATACAGGCTGGTCAAGCAGCACAGGCATCCGCACAATATTCAAATACTATCGCTCAACAAAATGCTGATATTTATAATCAAAAAGCAGAAAGAGCTACAGAAATTGGTGAATATGAAGTTAAAAGATTTAATAAACAATTTAATAAAACATTTGATAGTGTAGAAAGAGCTTATGCTTTTTCTGGTGTTGATGTTTCCAGGGGAACGCCTTTAGCAGTCATGGAAGATTATTTAACAGAAGCAGAAATAGAGAAAGCTAATTTAAAATATAATGCAGATATCCAGGCTGGTGATTATCGAGAAGCTGCAGTCTTATCGAGAATGGAAGGTCAATTAGCTTTATATACGGGTAGACAAAGAGCCATTGGATCGTATTTCCAGGCTGGTAGAACTTTACTTGGAGGAGCTGCTGATATTTACTCAATCAATAAAGGTTATGCATAATGGTACAAATTCCAGAATTTAGAGCTAAGACATCACCGACAGTACAAACAGGAACAAGAGCTAGATCAGTTCCTGATATAACCGCTGCAGCCGCAGCTCCGTTTGAAGCAGTAGCAGAATTAGCGAGTGATGTTCAAGCAGTTTCTACTAAATTCTATGCAGCACAAAAATCTCTACAAAGAAAAACAGAAGCAGCAAATCAAATAGATTATTTAATTAAGGGTGATGAAAATAATCCTGGATTAAATAAATTAATGTTTGATGCACAAAACAATCCTAATACTAATACTGCATTACCTCAATTCGAACAGGGTTTTAATAAACATCGAGATACAATTCTATCTGGAATAAAAGATCCAGTCGTCAAACAATTATTCCAGGCAAAAGCAAATGAGCTTTACACAAATAATTATATAGATGTTCAGTCTAGTGTTTGGAAAAATATTAGAACTAATGGTATTGATACTTTGGAAAATAGCCTTGAATTAGAATTTAATCAGTATCAATCAGCTGGTGGTAATACCGCTAAAAAAAATACAGCAATTCAAAACATTACTAAATTAATTGAAGATGCAAATAATGATGGATTAGGATTACCAGAAAATTATTTAGACACACAAATGCAAAGTTTATACACTTTGGAAGCAGAAAAATTAGCAAGTGATAATCCTAGTTTATTTTTAAAAAATTATGATGATGGTTTTTATAATGACAAAATATCACCAGATAATTTAAATACTCTTTATAAGAGTGCTACTTCTAAACAAACAACATTAAATAATAAATCTATTTCTAATATTAAAGCAATAGGCACATCTATTAAAAGTGATGTTAATGACTTTTTAGATATTACTGCTGCTGATGCTTTTAATATTTCGACTTATGATAATCTTTTAACACAAGCAATAACTAATCATGAACAACAATTAGCATTAGGTTTACCTGGTATTCCTGATGTTATTGAAGATTTACAAATATCTAAATTTATATTTGATGAAGTGCAAACAGCAAAATCATTAACACCAGATGATTTAAAAGAAAAGTTAGATGATGTTAGACAAACAAAACAGAAATTATCTCAAGAAAAAGATGCTGATTTATTTCA